TTTTGCAGACGTAAGTTACACTTCAGCTACTTTCACAGCTAACGGTTGCATGATTTATAATGATTCAGCATCAGGTGATCCTGCGTGTGCGGTTATTGCTTTTGGTGGTGACAAAACTGTAACTAGCGGAACTTTCACAATTCAATTCCCAACAGCTGACGCTACAAACGCAATCATAAGATTAGCATAGGAGTAACGACGGATGTCCGTTACTAGAACATACACAGTAACGGTGGTCAGCACCGATTCTGGTAATAAATATGCCATTGATGGAGTTCAACAAGATACTCTATATTTAGCTGAAAGTGGAACTTACAAATTTGATCAAGCAGATTCTTCAAACTCTGCTCACCCATTAAGATTTTCTACCACAAGCAACGGAACACACTCAGGTGGAAGTGAGTATACCACTGGTGTAACAACCAATGGAACTCCAGGCCAATCAGGAGCTTACACACAAATTACGATCGCAGACTCTGCGCCAACTTTATATTATTATTGCACCAACCACTCAGGAATGGGAGGAACTGCAAACACTCCAACTGCTGACACGTGGGGAGCGTTAGGCTGGAGCTCAAATCTTTGGGGAACAGATGAAGAGTTTGCTGTAGGTTGGGGAGCTAGAGCATGGAACGATGGTGAGTGGGGTGAACTTAAAGATGAAACATTTACTTTAACTGGTGTATCCGCAACAGCGTCAGTTGGAGATATTGTTGCTTTCCCTGAACAAGGTTGGGGCAGAGATACATGGAACTTTGAAACTTGGGGTGAATCAAGTTTAACAGTAGAATTAACTGCACCTGATGCAATTGTATCAAACTTAGGTGCTAATGGTTGGAGTAATGCATCTTATGGTGAAAATGGTTGGGGAATGTTTACACTTAACCCTGCCGATGCAATTGGACTAACAGGTGTATCTTCAACTTCAGGTGTTGGCTCTGTTTCATTTACAATAGACACAGAATTTGCATTATCAGGAGTAGCTATAACTTCTAGCGTTGGATCACTTGACCCTACTGCAGAAATTGTTGGACCAACAGGTCAAGCTATAACTTCTAACGTAGGTTCAATATCACCAGCAGACGTTGTTGGAATAAGTGGAGTATCTGCAACATTCAGTATTGGAAGCGTGACCATTGCATCAAATCCAGTAGTAAACATAACAGGTCAAGCAATAACTTCTAGTGTAGGATCAATTGATCCACAAGGAATCGTAATGGGACTTACTGGAGTTTCATTTACTGCTAATGTAGGATCTCCTATAGTAGCAGATTTTACAATAGGTTTAACAGGACAATCTGCAACGGCATCTGTGGCTGGATTTGGCACTGCAACAGGCTTTGGAATTCAAGCATATTCTGATGTTGACACAGGTTCAAATACATCGTATACAGATGTAGCTTAAAAACCAAAGCAATTAGGAGATTAAAATATGGCATCAACATATACACCCTTGGGTATAGAACTTCAGGCAACTGGTGAAAATGCCGGTACATGGGGAACAAAAACCAATACAAATTTACAAATTTTTGAACAAATCGCTGGTGGATTTACACAGCAATCAATAGCAGGTGGTGCACAGACTACAGATTTAACAGTATCTGATGGATCAACTGGTGCAGTTTTATCTCACAGAATGATTGAATTCACAGGTACAATTACAGGAAATCAAATTGTAACTATACCTTTAGATGTTCAAACTTTTTATTATTTAAGAAATTCAACATCAGGTGCATACACAGTACAGTTTAAATACATAACTGGATCAGGTGATTCGTTTACTTTTGCAACAACAGATAAAGGCGATGCCATTGTATTTGCAACTGCAAACGATGGAACTAATCCGGACATTCTTAGTTTACCCAATGTTTCTTTAACTGGAACACAAACTTTAACTAACAAAACATTAACGTCTCCTAAAATAGGAACTTCTATTTTAGACACTAACGGAAATGAATTAGCTCTTTTAACAGCAACAAGTTCAGCTGTTAACGAAGTTACATTAGCAAACGCTGCTACGGGAAACAGCCCAACACTTACAGCGTCTGGTGGTGACTCAAACATTGATCTTACTATTAATCCAAAAGGAATTGGAAGAGTAACTTTAGGTGCTGGTAAAATTCAACAGTTAGCAGAAAAAGCTACAGTATCAGCTACAGCAGCAACTGGCACAATCAACTACGATGTCATTACACAAGCAGTTTTATATTACACATCCGCAGCGACTGGTAATTTTACCGTCAACATAAGAGGAGATGGATCAAACACTTTAAACGCGATTATGGATACAGGAGAGTCAATTACTATTGCTTTCTTAGTAACATGCACAGGATCAGCTTATTACAATAACGCTGTTACAATTGATGGAGCAAGCATCACTCCAGAATGGCAAGGTGGTTCAGCACCTTCAGCTGGAAATGCCAACTCAATCGATGTGTACACATATACTATTTTTAAAACTGGAGATGCGGCGTTTACAGCATTAGCAGCTCAAACACAGTTCGCATAATAGGATAGGAGAAGAAAGATGCCAATACTAGGATCAAAAGGAGCCGCAGCAGCAAAAGGCTTTGGTTTAACAAGTGCAGGTAAAGCACCTGTAGCTTTAGACTATTTAGTTTTAGCTGGAGGCGGTGGCGGCGGAAAAGGCGGCGGAGGCGCCGGTGGACACAGAACATCTTTTCCTGGAGGAACTAAAATAGAAGTAGCTGGTGGTAAATCAGTTCCTATAACAATTGGTGATGGAGGAGGAACTATTCCAACCCCAAATCCATCTCCCGGACCAGCAGGACAAAATTCAGTATTTGAAACAATTACCTCAGCAGGCGGAGGCTATGGCGGCGCATCTGGAGCATCACCTAAAGCTGGAGGACAAGGCGGCTCAGGAGGCGGCGGAGGCGACGGTCCAGGTGTTTCAGGCGGACAAGGAAACGTACCACCTACAAGTCCAGCACAAGGAACTGACGGTGGAGCTGGATCTGGCGGCGGAGGACTTTACTCATCTGCGGGCGGCGGTGGCGGCGGCGCAGGAACAGCGGGTGGAAATGCCCAACAAGTTTATAACGCATCTATCGGCGGAACTGGTGGAAACGGAACAGCAAATTCAATTACAGGAGCATCAGTCACGCGAGGTGGCGGCGGTGGCGGCGGAGGTTGCCCAGCGGGATCAACTGGAGGCACAGCAGGACCAGGAGGTGGTGGCCGAGGTGGATATTCTGGTACGGTTGGAGGCACAGCAGGCGCAGATGGACAAGGCGGCGGAGGCGGAGCGGCTTACACAGGACCTACTTTAGCAGGTGGATCTGGAACGGTAATTTTAAGAGCACCATCAACAGCAACTGTTACAGTGTCCCCAGGAACAAACACTGTATCTACATCACCAAGCCCAGATGGATCAGCTAAAATCGCTACATTTACTGTAACGGGAACTTTAACGGTTGAGGATTAATAATGGCTAGCTTTGCAGAAATAGATCAAAATAATGTTGTTTTAAGAGTTTTAAAAGCTTGTCCACAAGATATTGAAAGTAATGGTGGATCACAATCAGAACAAGCTGCAAAGTATTTTGAAAATGTAGCTCCCTTATCACCTTTAGGTGTTAAATGGATTGAGACATCTAAAACAGGAGCTTTTAGAGCTAGACACGCTGGTCCAGGAATGATTTATGAACCAGGCAATGATAGATTTGTTACTCCACAGCCTTTTGCTTCATGGACACAAGATGATACTGGTGCTTGGAAAGCCCCTGTAGATCATCCTAATACTACTGCAGAAAATGGTAGATTACACAGCTACGAGTGGGATGAAGATAACCAAACTTGGAATCTTATTGAATAATATCTAGACAAACTTTATTGTTAGTATATTATTAAAAAGAAAGAATGTAAGAAATGAATTTAAATTATTCGTATTATTATTTTAAAGGAGCTTTAACTTCAAGATTTTGTAAAGAAATTATTGATTTTGCTAAATCAAAAAAAGAAGTTTTAGGTAGAACGGGTAATATAGAAGATAAAAATTTAAATAAAAAGCAAATTAAAAATATACAAAAAGATAGAGACTCTAATGTTTGCTGGATGGACGATCGTTGGATATATAGAGAAATACTACCTTATGTTAAAGAAGCAAATATAAATGCAGGTTGGAATTTTCAATGGGATCAATCTGAAAATTGTCAGTTTACAATATACAGAAAAAATCAATATTATGATTGGCATTGTGATAGTTGGGACAAACCATATGCAAAAGGACCATCGAAAGGTAAAATTAGAAAACTATCTGTAACTTGTTCTCTTTCAGATCCTGAAGATTATAAAGGTGGAGAATTAGAATTTTATAAAACTACAGTAAAAAAAAATAAAAAAATGATTTGCTCTGAAATAGCAGAAAAAGGTTCTATAGTAGTTTTTCCTAGTTTTGTTTATCACAGAGTTAAACCCGTAACAAAAGGAGTAAGGTATAGTCTAGTTGTTTGGAACTTAGGCAACCCTTTTATCTAATGGAATTAAATTATCACGGCTATTTTACAACTCCAATATACGATGTTCATTTACCTAATTTTGTTAAACCTTTAAACAAAGTTTCTGATAAATATATAAAATTAGCACAAAATAAAAATAAAGTTTTTATTAAGGAAAGAGAAAAAACATTTAAGAAAAAAGTAGGTGATATGAATTTAGTTCACCATTCGGAAAGTTTGCTAGACAAAGCAGAATTTCAGGATTTAAAAAAGATAATTTTTAATACATCTAATACAATATTAAAACAAATGGGGTATCATTTTGATATTAAAAATTTAATCTATACTGATATGTGGGTGCAAGAGTTTTCAAGAAGAGGTGTTGGTTGTCATGAAAAACATCTTCATGCTCATTGCCACATTAGTGGTTTTTATTTTCTAAAGTGTAGCGAAAAAACATCTTTTCCATATTTTCAAGATCCAAGACCTGGTAAAAATATGTCTCAATTATTAGAACATAATAAAAACAATATTACTTTTGCAAGTGATCAAGTAAACTATAAACCTAAACCAGGCACTTTATTGTTGTTCCCTTCTTATTTAGAGCACGCTTTTTCTAGCGACTGCGGAGTAGATCCTTTTAGATTTATTCACTTTAACCTAAAGGTGGTTTAATGTTTAAAGAAAATAATAATTTTTTAAATAAAGAACAAAAAAATTATTTACAAAATATATTTGTAAACAAAGATTTTCCTTTTTATTTTTCTAATAAATCTATAGCTACTGATAAAAACAATCGTGCAATTTTAACTCATGTCATCTTAAATAGATTAGAATCTGAGCATCCATCAAAATACATAAACTCAAATTATTATGATTCCATGGTTGATATACTAAATTGTTTTTTAATTTCTATAAAAGAAAAAGCTTATTTTTTTACAAGAATATCCTTAAATCTAACTTTTAATAATGGTTTTGATAAATCAGAAATACATAAGGACCATGATTATGATCATAAACAAATAATTATTTATTTAAATGATTGTGATAAAAAAGCAAAGACAGTAATAAAACAGAAAGGTAAAACTAAAGAAGTAACTCCAGAAAAATATAAAGGTATTTGTTTTGGCCCAGACAAACATTACCATTATTTTCCTAAACAAGGTATGCGAGTAATTTTAGTTGCAACGTATATTTAGATGACAGAAGTTTATTTTAAACACATATTTTCATCTGCTTTTGTATTGTATAAAAACATAGATTTAAATCACGATGAAATTTTTAAAGATTTAAAAAAATTAAAGTATGTGCCCTCTGATTTTTCATCTAAAAGTTATGTTACTAATTCTATAAAGATTTTTGATAAAATGAAAAAAGGTAAACTTTTAAGAAAGACTATTGGGTCTTATGTTGACCAAGCCATAAAAGATTTTTTTCAATTTAAAATAGATCACAGAATTATAAACGTATGGGGAACTAAAACTAAAACTGATGGAGAATCTATGTTTCATAAACATATTCATTTTTGGTTAAGTTTTTGTTATTATCCTCATGGAATGAAAGAAGATGAATTTAAAATAAAATTTAGTAATAGTAATGAATTTGTTTTTGATGTTCCTGTTATACAGTGGAATGAATATAATTCTAGAGAATGGGCAGTGGACATAAGCAAAGGAGACTTATTAATTTTTCCTAGCAACTTAAAACATCAAATATCAAAAAATACTTCTAATAATGATAGGTATTCCATCGCAGGTAATATATTGCCTCATGGTAAAATAGGTATTAAAGACAGTGAAATTTTTTTAGAGGCAAAATGAGTTTTAAAAAAGATAAATATTTAATAGTAAAAAAAACGTTGTCGAGAGAACTATCTGATTTTAATTATAAATATCTTTTGTTAAAGAGACAAGTAGCAGAAACATATATTTCAACTAAATACATTTCTCCTTTCACAACAGACTTTGGTTATTTTAACGACCCTCAAGTGATGAATACATATTCAACTTATGGTGACATTGCTATGGAAACATTACTAGTTAAACTATTACACCTAACTGAATTAGCTACAAAATTAACTTTACAACCTAATTACGCTTATGCACGTATATATAAAAATGGAGACATTTTAAAAAGACACACAGATAGATTTAGTTGTGAAATATCAACTACATTAAATTTAGGTGGAGATCCCTGGCCTATATTTCTACACAATGGAAAAAAAGATTTTAAAGTTAATTTAAAACCTGGTGACATGTTGATTTATCAAGGAGTAGATTTAGAACACTGGAGAGAGCCTTTTCAAGGAGATAATTGTGCACAAGTTTTTTTACACTACAACAATGTAAAAACAGAAAACTCTAAAGAAAACTTATTTGATACAAGACCACATTTAGGTTTATCTAGTGATTTTAAAAATAAGAATTCTTAATAATGAAAAATTTAATTTTTTATACAACTATAAGAGGCGTGGAAAAAATACATCCTATTATTCCTGTAAAACAACACACCCATGAATGGTTAAAAAAATCTAAAAGCACATTTACTAAAGAGTCTCACGTTTTAAAATGTCCAGGCATTAAAGACTCAATGATGCAAGGTTGGCTTATAAAATTATGGCAAGACATAAGATTACGTATTGAAGAAGATGGATCATACACTTGGGATAGTCCCTCTGACATGGCCAAGCTATCAAATAATTTAAATGAATCACAGTTTGCTTTTCATAACGAAAAAATGTTTTTTGATCACACAGAGCGTTGGCCCGAAGATACATTTGAAAAAGTTGTTAAAATTAATATACCGTACGTTGTTGAGGTTCCAAAAGGATATTGGTTATATCAAGTTCATCCCTTTTATTTAGACGAAAATAGATTTACTTCGTTACCTGGATGCTACAACCCAGATTTAGGGATGGCTAGATTACAAGTGCCAATGCTAGTTCACATAACCAAAGGTGAATTAAAATTACCTGCGGGTACAATTATATCTCAAATTTTTTTAGTTAAACAAGAAGATTACACACATTCGTTTTTACATCTAGAAGATGATAAAAAAGCCTTTAATTTTTTTAAAAGTTCTGTATTATCATTGAGACACAATTTTGTTAGAAATTATAATAAGATAAAGGAGATATTTAAAAATGACCTATAGTTATGAAAAACGAATAAAACAACTAGAAGAAAATCTAGAAATGGAAAAACAGGTAAAAGCATCAGAAGTTGAATTTAATGCTGATTTAAAAAAAGAAATTGAAAAACGTGATCTCCATATAGAAACTTTAGTAAAAATAAATGAACAATATTCAGATAAAATAGCTAAACTAAGACAGATTTTAAAAAAATGGGTAAATGAAATTTAATGGCTTCAAGACCTTTATTTTGGGTATGGAACGATGTTCTAACATTAAAAGAAATAAAAAAAATTAATAAATTTATCATGTCTAATCATGAAGGTGTTGAACCCGATAGTATGAAAGCTAAAACTAAAGATATGATAATTAAAAAGAATACTAGCACATATATTATTGCTTATGATAAAATAAAAAAATTAATCTTTCACTTAGTTAGTAAATGTTATGCAGTTAATAATCATCACTTTGGTTATAAGCTATGGCCTTACGATACCTATAATTGTCATTATAATGTTTATAAATCTTCAGAGAAAGGTCACTATGACTGGCACACTGATTGCAATGAAGATTCTTATAGTGATATAAAAT